ATATCCTTACCTTCATGACGATGTTTTTCTAGCAAAGTCATCCAAGTTGGTAAGTCTTCTGTTTTACAGTTAGTCGGTACATCTCGAGTGAATTCCTGCACCTCATCAATAAAAATAACAGAAGTTTCAGGGGTATCTACCCAATCCTTAAAGTGATCAAGCACCTGATAAGGAAAAGGTATTGCAGGTTTAAGTCCCCGAACATTACATAAGTAAATTGGACGTCCCTCACTAGACATCTTATTAGCAAGTTCCATCATCATTGCAGTCTTATAAGAACCAGGCTGCGCTGTAATTAGTTTAATAGCCATAAAATCAACCCGTATTAATACCGAATGCACGAATAGCTACAGACATTAGTTTTAAGCTAAAACATGCAGCTGATGCAGAAAGAATAATGTTCACGCACTGAATGAAATCTAAGTACTGAATTACTTCAGCAGCAGTACCTCCAATCGTTGAAAGCTCAGTAGCTTTCTCAACAATTTTTTGCTGCATTTCATCGATAAAAGGTTTAACCGTACTTGATAAAAACAAGTAGATAACGCCAGCCGTGGCAGTCCCCAAAATTAACTTTGCAAATATTTTAAAAACCGCAAATCTAAATAAAACCTTCAGTAATGCGGCAACGATTGCACCAATAAATAACGGCATTAGATAGCCCTCACAGTTGCATCAAGCATCTTAAAAGCAAGCATCAAAGTAGAGAGATGTAGAAGAATTTTTAATAGTGCTAACAGGTCACACCATTGAGATAACGGAACCGTCATAGACCCATAAATAGGAACCGCAACTGTAAAGTCCTGAATACAAGCAGAGTTAGAGAACGTCAATTTGTTAGATAATGCCTGCAAAGAACCTGCTGCATCTGATTGAGCATTAAGAGAACGTGGATCATCCGAAGCATCACCAATCTTTTCA